CATAGCAAAATTGGTACAATGAAACTTGACTATGAAGGCGAAAAACTCTATAATAATAAACAATGGATAGTATACCCATGGGAGACAAAATGAAAACAAGTGAAAAATTAAAAATTAAATTACAAGAGCTAGGACAACGCTTCTATGCTGGAGATAATATCTCTAATGTATTAGAAGAAGGCGACAAGCAAAAATTAATTGACGAGCTAGTTCCATCATTCGAGGCAGTCCTACAAGGATTAGTTATTGATGTAGAGAACGATCCTAATAGTAAGGATACACCTAGACGTCTAGCAAAGATGTATATTAATGAAATTATGTCAGGTAGATACTTAGACATGCCTAACCCTAACAGCTTTCCTAACTATGTAGAAGGTGGTTATGAAGGTATGTTAGTAGTAAGAAGTGAATTGAAAAGCATGTGCTCTCATCATCACCAGCCTGTTAACGGCATTGCCTACATAGGATTAATTGCAGGTGATAAACTATTAGGTTTGTCTAAATACACAAGGATAGCACAATGGTGTTCTAGACGAGGCACATTACAAGAAGAACTTAATGTAATGATAGCTAATGAAATACAGAGACAATGTGAAACAGAACATGTAGGTGTCTACATACAGGCAACGCATGGTTGCTGTGAGAACAGAGGCATTATGGCACATAGCTCTATGACACAGACAACTGTATTAAGAGGTGGCTTTAAAGAGCCTGATCTAAAGAAAGAATTCTTTGATAATATTACACAACAACAAATGGTAAACCCAAGATAATGGATATTAATGGCAAACATGTAGTCGTAGATTTAGAAACACTAAGTACAAGAAGTAACGCAGCTATTGTTTCTATAGGCGCTATTAAAATTGAGAACCTTAGAAAGACAGATACATTTTATATTAATGTAGATGCTAGACAAGGCAAAGAAGCAGGTTTAGATATAGATCCAGACACTATTAACTGGTGGGCGAACCAACCTAAAGAACAACAACTAGCTTGGCAAAAAGATCCTCATCTTATGGAGTTTGCTTTTAAAAACTTTACAGATTGGTATGGTAATGAGTCCATTCCTATTTGGGGGTACGGTGCTAACTTTGATGTAGTGATTCTTGAGAATGCTTTCAAGGCAATCGGGCATCATATCCCTTGGAAATTTTGGGACATCTATTGTTTGAGAACAATGATGAATGTATTAGACAAAAGATTACCTAAGGCAAACAATCATAATGCTTTAGATGATGCCAATGCACAGGCAAGTATGCTGTTGGAGATATTAAAATCATGAGTAGAAAACTAGACTATGTAGTTTCAGGAACAAGTTATATGAGGTTCAGTAATCCTGGTATAGCTAAAGACGAAACGAATTCACAAATTATTAACATGCTAATAGACAAATTAGTAACTGATGTACATAGTCATAAATTTTCTATGCTTTACAATGGACATACGGAGTCCAGCTTTGGTGATAGGTTTACAGCATATAAGGATCATGTCCATGAGATACACGCAGACTCAGGTGGTTTGCAGATCGTTACACAAGGTATGGTTATTACAGATGAATTAAAAGATAAAGTATATGAGAACCAGGCACAATGGGCTGATGTAGGTATGTGCTTTGATGAGATACCTGTTATACTTACAGGTGATAGATCTGATAGGAACGATACAAAGGCTAGGTTCTTTGACTTTGAAAACTATGAAGAACTAGCTCGTAAGACAGGTAGGAATGTTAAAAGACAACTAGAAATATTTGATAAAGCAGGTAGTAATTGTAAACCTTATATTATTCTACAAGGTAATTGTATTGATACATATCTAAGATGGTATGAATGTCTAATGGAAGAAGTTCCTACAGAATGGCATGACAGAATTGGTGGTGTGGCAATGGGAGCAGCAGCTCTAGGTACAGGTCCATTAGAAGATGTTAAGAGAGCTTTTATTGCTACAGAAATTGCTAAAGTATGGCCACAAGAAAAAATGCACTTACATGTATTAGGAGTAGGTAGTATTAGGCGTATGATTCCTTATCTAGTCTTTTGTCAGAACGGTTTATATGACAATGTAGAAATATCTTATGACTCTACAACTCATAGCAGGGCGGTTGAGACAGGTTTATATTACATGGGTAAAGGCACAACTAAGTTTTCTAGAAAGATGTCTAATTTGTATCGAGAAATGTATGATAATGTACAAGAAACAATCAATTTAGGCGTAGATCTAGACGAATTCCACACCATTATGAATACACCTAGTATGAAGGCTAAAGAGAAATACGGCAATCTAAACAAGTGGATCTATGTTAGAACAGCATTTATCCTAATGTCTATTAGGAACTTTATGAAACACTTAGAATCTATGATGAATGATAAAGATACCCTTTTAGCATTTACGGTAAAGATGAAACTTGACGGACAGTTCAGGAACCTCTATAATGTAACTAATCGTGAGCAGTATGATGCTTGGGAAAATAACCAATACTTAGGTGGCAGTATGAAGAGTATGGCTGTTGGTACAGAGGCACCTAGTAGTTTAGAGGATTTGTTTGAATGATTTATTACTTAAAAGAAAAATATAATATATGTAGGATACATTGGAAAGAAATATTTGCATTATCATTTGCATTTCATTTTGTTTTCGATTGGTTTGTATTAGGATTGGGTGTCGTAATTGGCATGCACATAGGACATTAACATGAATATATTCTTACTTAACGAAAACCCATTACTATGTGCAGAACAACATTGTGATAAGCATGTTGTTAAAATGGTAATTGAATATGCACAGCTTATGTCTACAGCACATAGGTACTTAGACGGAGAATTATATGGCGAGCTTACAGACAAAGGTAGAAAAATTAAAAGGTGGCGACATCCAAACTCTAACATGGAGGCTACTTTATACAAGGCCAGTCATGTCAACCATCCAGATGGTTTATGGGTTAGAAATAGTTCTGCCAATTATGATTATCTATATGATCTATGGTTTAAACTATGTAAGGAATATACTCATAGGTATGGTAGGTTACACTTAACACAAGAAAAATTAGAACACTTACTTAGGTATGCACCTAAGAATATTCCACATGCTAATACAGCAGATGTAAAAGGCTTGCCACTAGCAATGCCTGATGATGTAAAAGGTAAGAGTGTAGTCAACTCTTATCGTAGATACTACAACAAATATAAAATTGACTTTGCTAGATACACAAACAGAGAGGTACCAACATGGCTAAACGCAAACGCTACATAAAAGTAAGCTTCCAAAAGGAAGGCATACATAAATTTCCTGGTGCAGATACAGACCCTAAGTATGCTACAGGTGGTTGGGACGATGTAAGTTTCCTTGGTTATCCTCACAGACACATCTTCCATTTCTATGTAACACTAGGTGTAGAACATAACGATAGAGATGTAGAGTTCATACAATTTAAGCGTGAACTAGAAAGACTCTTTACAAAGAATGTAATTCACTTAGACTACCAATCATGTGAGATGGTAGCAGAAAATCTTATAAATTATATAGAAGAACATTATCCTAATCGTGCAGTTAGAGTTGAAGTGTTTGAGGATAATGAAAATGGGGGTATTATAGAAAATGATTTATTTAGTTGATCTAGAGTATGTTGAGACAAGATATACTTCTCAATGGAAATCAGAATTCCCTCAGTCTATAGCAGACAAAACAGGACAGGACATTGTAGTAATTGAAGGTCCAGATGATATTGCTAATGGAACAACTCCCGGTGCCTTCTTAGACTTTGCAGGCACAAACATATACAAAGCAGAACAAGTTAAAATAATCGCAGATCTATTTCAGAAAGAACAAATACTAGATGGAGATCATTTTGTTTTTGCAGATGCTTGGCACCCTGGTGTATTACAATTAAAATACATGGCTGAGCTTTTAAATATTAAGATTACTACACATGGATTATGGCACGCAGGTAGTTATGATGTACATGATTTCTTAGGTAGAAGAATTGGAGATGCTAAATGGGTTAGACATACTGAATATGCTATGTTTGATGCCTTTGATAGAAACTATTTTGCCTCACAATTTCATATAGGAATGTTTGCTACTGTTATGTTTGATGGAGAACAAGACGAAGAATATTTAAGAAGTAAAATTGTTCGGAGTGGCTGGCCTATGGAATATTTAAATACACATTTAACTCCTAGTACAAACAAACAGGATATTATCCTATTCCCTCACAGAAACGCACCAGAAAAACAACTAGAAATATTCCAGGACTTAGCTAAGGCAATGCCAGAATATGAATGGATTAATTGTAACGATTACAAGTTAACAAAGAAAGAATACAACAAACTATTAGAACAATCTAAGATGGTTTTCTCAGCTAACCTACAAGAGACATTAGGCATTAGCTGTTATGAAATACTTAGAGCAGGAGGTATTCCTCTTGTTCCTAACAGACTATCTTATGTAGAAATGTATGAGGATATATTTAAATACCCTTCAGCATTTACTGAGAATTGGAAAACTTATAAAGAAAATCAAGAAATACTTATAGGTAAAATAAAAACAATGATGAACAACTTTGGAGCACCAGAAATACAGGACGCCATTGTTAGTAACAGAGACATGCTTGAGAGAGAATATTTCTCGGCAACAAATTTATATCAGGAGTTAATGAATGAGACAGTTTAAATATTTATCAACTAAAACATATGGACACGAGGAAGGATTGTCTTGTATGTTTAGACAACCCTTAGCCAGCCATAGTCATTGTAGTTTATTACATGGTTATGCTTTATCCTTTAGTTTTAAATTTGGCTGTGATAGCCTAGATGATAAAAATTGGGTAGTGGACTTTGGAGATCTAAAAGAACTTAAGGCTTGGTTAAAAGATTCTTTTGATCACAAACATGCAGTAGACAAACATGATGAACACTTAAATTATTTCCTAGAGATAGAACAAAAAGGATTATCAGAAGTAAGAGTAATGAATGGTGTAGGCTGTGAGAAGTTTGCGGAACACGCATTCCATTTTGCAGATGATTTAGTTAAAAAGAAATCCAATGGTAGATGTTACGCTGTCTCATGCGAAGTTCGAGAACACGGAGCTAACAGCGCTATATACGAGGGCTAACTTATGAAAGTAGCTCTAGTTACGGACACCCATTTTGGTGCCAGATCAGACAGTCTAGCTTTCGATGCTTATTTTGCTAAGTTTTATGATGAAACATTCTTTCCTTATTTAGTTGAACATGATATTAAAACTATATGCCACTTAGGTGACATATTTGATAGACGAAAATATATTAACTTTAATACATTAAGGTCTTGTAAAAGATACTTCTTTCAGAAGGCACAAGACTTAGGTATAGACATACACATGATTCCAGGTAATCATGATACCTATTTTAAAAATACAAATGATGTCAATAGCCCTGACTTATTGTTAGGAGAATATAATAACATAACATTATACCAAGAGCCAACGGAAATAATGTTAGATAGAGAGAAGGTGTTATACCTTCCATGGATATGTGGTGAAAATTATGACAGGACTATGGCCAAAATTAAAGACTCAGACGCAAAGACTTGC